CAAAGCAGTTATGTTTCGTTTCAATCCCGGTAAAGATCAAACCATATTCCCAACCAGTCATCCTTACTATAAAATAGCACCCGGAGCAGCAAAAGAGATCATAAAAAAGCAAGCCGATGACAAGTGAGCAGTTTTTAGAGAACGTTTTGAATGATTTACGTGTAGAACTTACGGACGAATTTGATAAGAATTTTGAGCGGAATGCCTTTTTTGACCAGGCGTGGCCGGAAACAAAACGAAATGTAACCCGTGGAAGCGTTATGCAACGTACTGGCGGGCTACGTGGCAGCATAAGGAGCGATGTAGAGGCAGGCGGCCTACACTTTAGCAGCAGCATGCCGTATGCCGACATACACAACACTGGCGGCATACTTACGATTACGGCCAACATGAAAAAGTTCTTTTGGGCGATGTACTATAAAGCCAGTGGGGCGGTCAGCAGTAAAAAAGACGGTACCGCAAGTAAAAGCAAACGGAATATTACGTTAACAGAAGAAGCCGCTTACTGGAAAAGCCTGGCTTTAATGAAAGTGGGTGATAAGATCACTATACCGAAGCGTCAGTACATTGGCCACCACCCGCAGGTAGATGACCTTATACAACAGGTGTCCGACGATAACGTGCAGGAATTTGCCAACGACATAGCAGCAGCATTACAAAAAATACATAAATAATGGAAAAACTATTACAAGATGTGCAGGCAAGGCTACTGCAAAAAGTGCCTGCACTGAAATATGTGGATGAAGATTGGGGCCAGTTAGATTACTATGCACCTAACCACCCGGTAAAGTGGCCGTGCGGCCTGGTAGATGCTACAGAAGCCACATGGGAGAATGAAGGAAAACTGGTACAGTTGGGATTAGTGCAGGTAAAAATAAGAGTGGCGGATTTAAAACTAAGCAACAGCAGCGGTGCAGCGCCACAAGGGCAAAAAGACAAAGCTTTTGCCATTTTTGCCACGTTACGAGAAGTATATAAGGCACTGCACGGTTGGAGCGGCGATGATCATTACAGCAAGCTGATACGAACACGCAGTAGCAGGATAAAGCGCAATGATGGCGTAAGAATATACGAAACCATGTTTACCTGTAAATTGAAAGATGCCAGCGCCATGCCTGTACCGGCAAGTATAAAGTTGGCATAAATAACAAAGGCCCCAACAATTATGGGGCCTTTTTCATCTGACTGCGTGCTGAGGGTGTGGTTATTAATTGAACAACTCTGCCTGTCTTACTGGCAAAGTGTTTTGTTTTATATTCTTCATGTACATCCAGGTGCGGTAGCTAATGTAAATGCCCCTCTTTGGAAACTCATGCTTAATAATGAATGTATCCGGCACATCAATTTGCTTAACGGCAACATACACATCAGTAATGCGACGTATGTTTTTTAAGTAATTGGTGCGCGTGTATGCCATTAAAGCAAAAATAAAAAAAAGCCACGCAGTATTATTTGCGTGGCTTTTAAAGTTATTCGCAGTAAAAAGAGGGGTTTTGCACTAATTAACTATTCCCCTACTACATGACACATGATGGCAATTTCTGCTAAGGGCTGATCAGGATTTATCTCAGGTGCCTTAATGGCTTCGCTGATACAGTCTTTTAAATTAATCGCATCGGTTTTCATTTCTTCAATCGTACTGTATTTTTCTCCCTTAGCCGATTTTATATTTACAACAAAGTCAGCACAGGTTGCAATTTTATTTTTATCATTAGCCTTTTTCCAGTCTGTTACTGTTGCCTTTTGTAATGTGCCTCCTTTTGTCCATTCAATGTCCGGGTTACTGCTGCACGAAAACGAAAATAATAAAACGAGAATAATTATATTTTTCACTTTTGCTTGTTTATCGTGCCCATAATTGCCAAGTACCATCCTGCTTAGATAGAAACACTTTTTTTGCAGGAAGAGTGCCACTTGCTTTCACTAATGTCTTTTCATTGTCGAGATCATTGTTGGCTACGTCGTTCAAAGTGGCGTAAGGGTCAATGAAACGTTGCCAAAATGGGAAAATATCTGCGAGAGAAACATCAGGTATCTTTTTCAGGTAATAAGTGGGCCTGCCATCGGTATAAAACTGGAAAGCAATATTTAAAAGTTCAGGTTTGCTTTCTGTACCTTCTTTTATATACCTGAATACCTGGTAATCTCCCTCTTTTTCTGCCGGTGACACCTTGTAAAACTTGTATTTGCTTGCCGCCATAGATGCAATGCTATCGCTGATCAGCTTTGCGCTGTCGAGGCTGATACCTTTAAACCATGCTGGCTGCTGAGAGTAGGATGCGACGCAGAGGCAGCAAAAGAGGAATAATATTATAATCCTTTTCATGGCATTGAAAATTTAAAATTTGAAACTTCTAAAAAAGATGGTAACGGTTCGATCACTTAGGACTTTATAACCTAAATCCTTTAAAACCTGCTGTGGATGTTGTGTAAAACCAGCTTTATAAGCAGTCTGCAAATCAAAACGTAATACAGGCATTTAAAAAGGTTTTAAAAGGGTTATCAGACTTTATGTAATTAAACCGCAACGGTATCTATTTTTTTAAATTTATTTTTCATTCTATCCAGAACAAACAAAATTTCTTCATTTGATGCGGCTCTGTCAATTCTAATCTGCGCCCTTCCCTTTTCTTTTTCAAGTTCTATTTTCAGATACCTTTTGTCTTCTGGGAATAACTCAGGCAAAAATGTCACCCTAAACCCTTCATCTACCAATTTTAGTATGTTTTCTAACATATTTATCATTTTAATTGTTCCAAAGTTCGGCATTAAGGTACGTTTCGCAATACTTTTTGTCAATACCGGGAGGAATATTTTTAATGTAAGTATCGTAATAAAAGAAGGCTTTACGCTGGTTGGGCACGTTTAATTTGTTCCAACGTGCAAGGCTTTTCTTTTTGCTGCTGCGGTTTGGGTCGTTGTACTTGCGCCAAAACATATCAAAAGTTACCTCCTCCAGTACTTCTGTTATTGTAAGGGTTTTGCTTTTACCTTTCAACTCCTCCAGTTCATCAGTAGTTAATGGCAGGTTTTTGAGTACGTTAACCAGGCGGGTAAAATCTATTTCGCCAATAACTTCAAATTTTGTTAAAAGCTTTTGTTCGTTGTAGCTGCAACGCACCTCACCATCGGTAAAACGGCTGCTTGCCAGGCTGTAGGTTGTGTTCATTTTTTTCTCATTTTTTTATTAACTTTTTGTAAGTATTCAACAACGTATAGAAGTATAAGTATTATGAATGTTAGGATAAGTATTGACGAAGCAACAATGTCTCCAACCGTCCATACAATAACAGTTCGTTGACACGAACAGAATATAACAATAAGAAGGGATGCAACAAGTACCTTTTTTAGCATAAAATAAATTTTATATCGCGTTTAATATTTTTTTACGAATAGCAATTTGCCAATCGGCCAGCACCTTTTCTGCCACGTGAATAAGTACAAATAATTCCTGTGCAGTATATTCATTAAACTTCTTTTTTTCACCTTTGACACCTTGCTTTTCTGCCCACTCAATAGCCGCTGTTGTTGGCCGGTTCATCTTTTTAAAAATGGCAATAATAGCCTTTCGCATCTTGTCTTCTTTAGTATTGAATTTGTCTGCGTTGGTTGCATTAAGTTGGCGTACGATCTCCTGTAACTGTGGCAATGTAAGTTCTTTTAAAGACGATGTAGCACCGCCTGTAAACCCCTGTATGACTTCCTCTTTGCTTAAGGGGTTACCTCTCTTCACACTTGCATTGTAGGCGGCAAAGAAGCCAGCGTATTTGTTGTAAGACATAGTATTTAACGTTAAAGAACAAGGTGAGATAATGGTGAGGGCGTTTTACTGATAAGTGTAGTACTTACATGTGTATATCGCAGGGTGGTTTTTATGCTGTTATGGCCTAACAACTTTTGAATAATACGAATGTCGGTGCCCATTTCTAAACTACTTGTAGCATATCCATGCCGCAGAAGATGCGCATGTATATTTCTTTTAATGCCCGCTAACTCTGCATACTTTTTTAAAAACTGGTTAATGCTTCGTTCACTGTATTGCGGATCAAACTGTCCCTGAAATAAATAGCCGCCCTTTGGCTGATATTGTTTATAATAGTTTCTTAAAAGAATAAGAATAGATTCGGGCAATTGTACCTGCCTGTCTTTTTTCCCTTTGCCCATTATAATATTGATGACCATACGACTACTATCAATGTGGCAAGGCTTAAGGTTAATTACTTCACTTACCCGTAAGCCACAACCATACATTAGAATTATCATTGCCTTATGCTTAATGTTGCTGCAAGCTCGTAGCAATGATAAAGCTTCACCGTGTGTTACATACTCAACCAGTTTTTGTTCTTTTTTAGGCCAGGGTATATTTTGAAGCTTCATAGGCTGGCAAATAACAAGAGTGTAAAATGCCTGTATTCCGCATCGTGCATGTTTGCGGGTATTAACCTGAACTTTGGTAAGCAAATATTGTTCTATCTCTTTTGCCGATATTTCCTTTGCCTTTGGCCGGTGCTTAAATACTGACAAGAAACAATTAACCTGACTATAATAGTTTTTTACAGTGCTTTCGCTCAAATTTTTTGAAGCCATGCGAAGGGTAAACATTTCTAAAGCTTTCCCAACGACCATTTGTAAACATTTAATATTTAATAGATTATAAGTGGAGTGTACATATATGAGTTAGCAGCAATACTACCAGTTTGCAATTCGTAGTTTGCTGACATGACTACGGAAGCGTTTTTCTTGTTTCAAATAATATTCTTCTTCAAGTTCAAATCCAGTAAAATCAAAGCCTTGTATTTGACAAGCAATGCGGCTGCTGCCGGAGCCAACGTGTGTGTCTAAAATCTTATCGCCGGCGTTTGCAAAATCAAAAAGGCATTGTTCATATAACTTCACAGGTTTTTGGTGCGGGTGTATTTTTTCAGTCTGTTCGCATACACAGCATCCATTCCACATGAAGTCATACTCAAGCAACGGATATTTTGTAAATGAAGTCCAAGCCAATTCACCGGCGGAGCCAAACTGCTTTTTTGCATCCTTGCCTTTTCGCCAATAAATCAAATTATTTGACGGCCGTAAATAATTCCAGTAGTAATTGCAGCCCCAAATAATTTGATTTTTACTAACACGGAATAGCTCATTAAAATATTCCTCACCAGGCACAGAATTATTGAAAGTGTTTCTATGCTTGTAGTGCTTTGATTTTTTATCTTTTGACCAATTTTGTCCAATTCCAAAAGGCGGGTCAGCAATCGCCAAATCAAAATAATTATCATTAAAACGTTTCATACCGGTGATACAGTCTTCATTAAAAACCGTACTGCTGGCAACATTGCATAGGCAATATGCCGGCTGACCTGCTTCACTCGTCTGTATATCGTTATTGAACTTCATTGCTTAGTTGAACATTTGTAATTCTATTTCCGGCACATCGCCTATGCCCGTCCGTTACCTGCCATTGGCGAAATCGACCTCAACTCGTTGTTCATCTATCCAAACTTCACATGGCTGACCGTAGTAACGAACTAACTTCGACAAAGGCTCTGCGCTGTAAGCATCAATATAATTAACCTTCTCTATACTAAACCTGCACATTAGATTTTCAAATCGGCAGTTCAACATGCCATCGCCCCACATGCTTTTATTACCGAAGTAATTGTCTTTGTTGTTGCTGTAGAACTCTTCCCATCGAACAACGGCAGGTAACATGGTATTGCCGTCAATAGCGGCAGAAGTATCAACATTCGTCTTTTTCATTCTATTGAACTTTAGGGGTTAATTGAAACATTTGTAGTTCTAATTCCGCTACTGCGGCACATACCTAATCCGTTGGGCGAAAGCTACTTTATTCTTCAAGTTGATTATCGTGAGTTTTGTAGCTATTATTTAGGATTTTCACCCTGTCATAAATATCTTTAGGCACTTTAACACGACCACTATCGCAAACAAGATCCGCACGTTTATAAAACCGGTCAAGCTGCATTCCGACATAAAGCCTATTAGTTGCATTTACTTTTAGATTGTAATGCACGAGAGCCATATCGTCTAAATATTTTTTATGAACTACTCTTGTGGCACCAGCAATTTCAACGCCTTTAAACAGAAGTAATTCTTCGATTACTTCAAGCCCGTCAATTTCTTCATAAAGCCTGACCATTTCTTTTTCAACAAAGTTTTTTTCTTCAATGCGTTTCATTATTTTAATTTTTAGGTTTACAATTTATTACCCGCCTTCGCCCAACAATCGTATTTGCGTTACGTGGGCTGACGGAAGTCATTCATCTTTAGTTCTTTATTCGGCTTTTCTGCAAGTCATGGGCTGACGTTTTTCAAATTCCCACGCAAACGCAAATACGCCGGACGTTAGTGGCAACCCTTCCGCTCACTGTTGGACAGTACGCAATAATTCAGGGTTTTCATCCACGTTGCCGAGTAATTTTAAGTCATCATAAAAAAGGTTTGAAGTTGTCCCAATATTTGAGGCTGCAATGCTCCAATGTTTTTTAGATTGCCAGTTAGGATAAAGCAACCAGCACGGATTCCCTTCGTTTCTGTATTTAATCACTAAAGTCGATCTGCTTCCCTCACTACAAGCCTCAACTATATCACCTTCATGCAGTTCAACTTGATTATTATGCCTTCCGTAATAATTACCTGTATAGCCGTTTACGCCTATGAATTGCCTTCTTATTATTTCACCAAACCAACCGTCACCTAATTCCTCGTGAGAGAAAACGCCGTTTGTAACGATCGGTGCATAATAGTC